ATGTGGTTTAAGTAAATTGTAACCACATCCTATATCTAGTATATGTGCGTCTTTGTCTATCTTGTCTAATAACTGCCAACCAGAATATTTAAATTTATCGTAATTAGGTTTCCAATTATTTCTGAAATATATGTCTTTGGAACTCGTCAATATAATCTCTCCAATTATCTAAAGGTTTCACGTCAATAAATTTTACTAAATCTAAATACACATTTTCGTGTCCGTCTAGTAATTCGTTTATTTCTAAAGTATAATTTAATTTATGTTTTGGAAAATCATTTTTCATATAATTTCTTGTCCAACATTCTAAATGTTTTTGAGTATTATAATTTCTTCCGTAATAATCATCCCAAACTTCATGTCTGTAAAGATATACATCTTTATACTTTGAAAAAGGATTTAATGTAATAAAAACAATTTTATGATCTGTTTGTCTTACAATGTTATAGTCATGATAATCCCATTTAAACGGCACACCATCAATTATAGCATTTTCTTCTAACCAAGTTGCCCCAACAAAACTATGAGACATACCCGCATCTTTATTTGTTTGTGATAATGTTTTATATGCTTGACGATATTCTTTATTTTTAGGCATTAATCTATCGAACTCACTATAAAATTTATCTATGGTATTTGCCTTTACAAAATCTATTTTTTTATTTGGATGTAAAGGAAAATTTGGAATTTGATAATCTTCTTTTCTAAAATGAGAAACCATTAATTTTTCTTGATACTCAAGAGTTGATTTCCAAGCATACTCTGTAAATTTTTCAAATCCGTCATGAAGAGATATTAAGTATCTTAACCAATCTCCAAATGACCCTGAGCTATAATCTACACATATATGTTTACCAATCTGTTTCATAGTCTCTCACTTTCACAGGTTTCCATGTTGACCCATATTCATCATACTCTGGGTCGTTAATACCATCATCTACAAATCCAAAAGGTGCCATTTCATTTTCCATTTGGGTTTGATTTTCTTTTAACATATTTGCTCTAATGTTTACATTGGTCAACTCTTTAAAATACTTCTGGTCCATTGCCCAACACATTAAAACAATACACATAACTAAATCATCGTTAGCACCTTGCTCTGCTTCAAATTGATTACCTTTAATAATAAATGTAGATAATTCATTTATTATATCAAAGTCTTCTACGATAATTTTATCATTCTCAATTACTTGTTTCATATTAGAACAACCAATCTTCTTAACTGCCTTTGTTGTTCTAACTCCTAATTGTCCTTTAGTACCAGAAAAACCACCACCCATGATTTGTCCAGCACGACCACGCATATAACACATCACAATATTATCATATTCTAATTCAAAGTGTAGTGTGTCTGCTACTTGTTGTCCTATATCATTTACTTCCGTTAATACAAAAGCATGATTATATGCTCTTGCTACTTTATCAATTTTATTTGGAAATAGCAAGGGTTTTATTTCGTTATCTTTAAATACTGCAACAATTTTATATGGAACTGTTGTAACATCAAAACAAATAAAAGCACTAGCGTCATTTTTTGTGCCTCTTGCCACATCAGCAGTAATAAAATATGTGTGATCTTTTATTGGTCTTTCATAAATTTTTAATCCACCACTTGATTCAATTGCGTCTTTGTAAGATAAGTTTCTTAGTTTAGATGCATTGACAAGAGTATTTGCAGAACCTAAAAACTCACATTCAAACTCTGAGGCAAATTGTGCTTCACTAGTGTTTGCGATTGTTTCTTTTCTCCATGCTTCATCACGACCAGGTACTTCCGTCCAATGTACCTCGATAGGAATATAACTATTTCTTTTATGTGTTGCATCGTTCCATAACTTATAGAACATATTCATTCCCATAGGTGTAGATACAATAATTACTTTTGTTGATTGACCAGAAGAAATTGTAGGATAAACTGAACTAAAAAATTGCTCTGCAACAGTGGCAGGTACGAATGCAAACTCGTCAAGGAATATAATATTAAATGAACTACCTCGAACTGCTGACGCAGAGGTTGAGGCTGCAAGTATCTTACTTCCGTTCTCTAATTCAAGAGAACCTTTGTTCCATGATAGAACACCTTGTTGCAACCACTTAGGAAGATTTTCATATGCAAGTTGTAATCTACCTAATAAGTCTCTTGCAGTAGATGCTTTGTTGGCAAGGATTGCAATGTTTTTATTTTCATTAAACAATGCATAGTGTAAAAGATATGACACCATGATTGTTGACTTACCAGACTGTCTAGGAAGTTTACAAATTGTAAATCTATTTTTATGAAATGTACCTAACATGTCTTTTTGAAAGTTATACATTTTAAAAGGAACAAGTCCTTTATCTAGAGATACAATCTTAATATAGTTTTCCACAAAGTATTGTGGGTCTTCCATACATTTTTGTATTTCTAATACTTGATCTTTGGTAAACTCTAAATCTTGATTTGCTTTTTTAAGTAATGGATTACCTAGATAATGTTCTTCTCGTTTACTCATGCTATAATCCTACTTGGGTTTTTTAAATTAGTAGTACACTTCTTCTTACAATATTTAGGACAACTATTTGTAGATAAGTTATCATAGAAAGTTTTTAGTATATCACTATTCATAATTTTGTCAACTGTATTATATTTAATATTTGTTTCTTCAGTTTGTAATACTGCATACTCTGGGTCATTAACTTGTTTATCATCTAACCAACAACAAGGATAGAGTTGACCTTTTGCAGATATATAAGGTACTTTCTCTGCTGGATTTTTTAAACACTTAGGTTTAAATACTGCATCTGTTTGATCTACATCTTTTACAGTTTCTTTTTTTGGTTTTAGTCTATCAATACTTGGGTCATATCTAGAAGTATGATGTATCTCAATTTTTATTTTATGTCTTTTTGCTAATTCTTTCGCATAGTCTATACTATCTTCGTTATAACCAAAAACTAAGTATTGCCATATAACTTCAATATTCATATCTTTTGCTTTTAACATAACATCAAATAAGTATTCGCCATCTTGATTTTCTCTGTATGCAAAACTTTGATATGGAAGACCATCTAATCCAAAGTACCATACAGCATTTGGATTTGCTTTAAATGCTTCTTCGTACCATGACATTGGTTTATGTGATGCAGCTGTATGAACTTGAATAAACTTATTCTGATCATATGCCATTTTTAAAAACTTAATTGTATTAGGATTAAAGATAGGGTCACCATAAGAACCACATAGATATACATCATCAAAGTAATCCAATATCTTTTGGAAATCTTTTATAGAGGCATCGCCTCCTGGTATCATTTTAGGGTCATCAAAATTTTGTCTTGCACACGCTGAACATTTTAGTGTACACTTATTTGTGATGTCCACATCTACAACTTTATTCATCTTTATTACTTCACCTCCTCTCGGCCATCTTTCTTCGGCAGTAGGAAATCTATCCATTATTCATCTTTTTTCTTTTTTAACATCTTTTGTAATTCAGCAGTTGAACCTACAAATAAAGCATTGGTTACATTCTTTGGTGCTTTGCCTGGTACCTCTTTTAGTTTTTTCATTTTTTCTTGCAGTTGTGCTAGTTTCTCCGTTACATCTGCAACACTCTTAATCATATTACCTGCAACTTCATATGCTCTTGGATGATCAGATTCTTTTGCAAGATCAAGGATACCATCGATTGCGTCTTGTCCTTTTTCTACAAGAGCATAAAAATTATCTCTTTGATATTTGTAATCATCATCTATCTCTTGATCTAAATCACCATTAGTTTGAGGAACAACAATTTCTTTTGTTTCTTTTTTAACAACAGGTTTGTTTTCTTTCATAACACCTAATGCATCTTCGATAATTTTATCTACATCTTCTTTTGCCATATTTAATTCCTATGTACATAAACAGGGTCATCTTCCTTGTTTTCAGGTTTAATTTTTTCATATCCTAAAGGCAAAAGTATATCAGAATAATCGTAGTCTTTCATTTCTTCAATCATAATAGTTGGTTTGTATTCTAAAATAGTTTTCATTGCACCCTTTAGTATATAGGGTTCACTTCCCTCTGCGTCAATCTTTATAAAGTCTGGTTTGTAATTAAAACTATCAAGTGTTCTAGTTTGCACTTCTATTTCCTTATATTTAATTTTTATATTATGCTTCTTTTCCCAATGCTTAAAATTTTCTACAAAAAATGTAGATAGACCTTCATACTTATCTACTACATAAAACTTTTTTGTAGTTTCTTCATCAAACAAAGCATAATCATGTCTTGCATCAATAGATATTACATCACTGAAACATCTTGCCAATACCTCTGTGTAAACATTATCACATGACCCTATATCAATTGCTTGATTAAAAGATTTGTTAAACTCCGTATGTATAAACAACGCATCCTCTAAATGATCAATAGGTGTCGCTGGAATAGGATTATTGACCTCTAAATATCTTGATCGCCATACTGTATTATCAGACATTTAAAAAAGTCCTTTTCATTTTTGCATCTTGTTGGTCATGATTTATTCCACACCTTTTTCTGCATATTTCATATGGGTCTGATTTAATTTTTTCATTAAACTTTTTCCATATGTCAGAGTTGATTACTTCATCAACCGTATTACTATTTAGTTTCAAACTATCATCAAATAATTCTTTCACTTCATCCTTATGTGAGTCTAACCAACAACATGGTAATATGTGACCTCCAGCTGCATAATATTTTGGTGTAGTTTCATTTATACATCTTGGTACAACTTCACTTGTTAAGTTATAATTTAATTTAATATTATTACCATCAGCATCTGTATTAGTTTCTAATAACTGTAATCGTATTCCATTATCAACTGCTAATTTGTAAGCATCTAATTGTGTTTTTTCATTGTAATCAAAAATAATATATTGCCATTCTACATCTAATCCTTTTTTGTGTGCCATTAACATCATATCAAATAACTTTTGACCATCTTGATTTATTCTGTATTTGTGACTATCTTTAGGTAGACCATCTATTCCAAACTTCCATTGTGCTTTGGGATTGGCATCAAACGCTTTTTCATACCATTCTTTTTTCTTATGACTTGCGGCTGTGTGAACTATTGCTAACTTATTTCTTTCATAACAGATTTTTAAAAAGTCTATAAACTGTGTGTGAAAGATTGGGTCTGATTGTCCACCACAAAACATAATCTTATCAAACTTGTCAAGAACTTTTAAGAACTCATCCATGCACATTTCTTGTTTGACGATAGTATAATCTTCGTCTTGTCTATTACAACCTGCACACTGTAAAGTACATTTATATGTAATATCTAAATTTATTTCTTTACTACAATCTTCCACTAAAAATCTACCTTTGTTCTTATACTGTTTTTTTTATAACCACAATATTTTTTACAATACTCTGGTGGATTAGTTTCTAGTTTTTTATAAAAACTTTTCCATTCTTTAGAGTTTACTATATCACTTACATTGTTGTTTGTCAATGATAAATGATCTTGTACTAACTCTGGTATTTCATTTTTATGATAATCACTCCAACAACATGGTAGTAAGTGACCTGAAGTAGAATGTCCTATTTCTTTTCCATTTAAACACTGTGGTTTAAAGTCATATTCTTTTGTTTTGTCTTTTCCTCTTTGTGTTTCTATTGTAGAAAAAGATACTCCTAAATCTTTTGCCATAGATGCAGCTTCAAATACATCTTCCTCGTTATAATCAAATATAATATATTGCCATGTACAATTAATTTTGTATTGATCTTTTGCCATTTTCATAATTCTAAAAAGAAACTCACCATCTTGATTAATACGATACTTATGACTATCTTTAGGAAGACCGTCTATTCCAAATACCCAATGAGCATCTGAGTTTGCATCAAACATTTTTTTATATTCATCTGTGGGTTTATGAGACGCAGCTGTATGAACATCAACAGATACATTTTTACTTTTTGCAAGTTTTAAAAGGTCTGAAAATTGAGGATGAAAAATTGGGTCAGATACTTGACCACAAAATTCTATATGATCAAAATAATTACA